GATGATGGCTCCACGTTGGAAGCACGGGCCGCACATTGGATGCAGGCCACGGGGCCACCAGCGGGCCTACAGGGCGCACGCAGGGCTTGACAGGGGCAACCCTACCGGGCTATGATGCGGACGCACTGAGGGACGGGAGGGCGGCATCTGTATCGTTTTCCTTTTGGTACACATACGACAGAGGGCATGTCCTGAAAATCGTATCGGTCTTTAGCCGGAAGTGAACCAAGGGGTTGACAGATAGCCTAGCTATAGACTAGCATCCTCCCTGCGGTCGCCGATGCAAGCCACACGGCAAGCATTGACAGCCAAGAGGGTTGACAGACGGTTAGCATAGTGGTAAGCTAGTGGTCAGTCGAGTAACAAGCTATGAGCAAGCCGCTGGGACGCCTTCGGGCAGACGACAAGGGCAAGCGGCCTTAGCTACTGGTAGGATTATGCGAGGAGCTACCCTACCGGGCTTGACAGGAAGCCAAGAGTAAGCTACTATGCACCAACGGTCAGGAAGCCTAAAGGCGGAGCGACTACTAGCGGACTACCGGCTTACATGGTAGGATGGTGGCGACAGGACGCCCAGTCGAGACAATAGGGCTTGACAAGATGCAAACGGTGCGCTACCATAGGCACCAAGGCTGAAGGATCAGCTAAGACTACCGCTAACGGGTAGGGTGTAACGGGAAGCCTGCGACGGAGCTAATGGGATAGCTCTAGGTGGACCGCCAAGCTGCAACGTAGCACTAGCGGATAACCGGATGAACTGGGATGTCAAAGGCCCATAGAATCCACCAGACTTGCAACACTGGTGCCGCTATACCTACTGCTAACGGGTAGGGTTTCCCATCTGCCGTGAGAGTCGGCCACGGGAAGCAACCTGTCGGAATACAGGAAGCCGGTCATAGCTCGGGGCAGTTCCGGGCACCCTCACTGGAGGGATACGTGCAAGCCTACGGGACACGGTGACTATGGCACTGTATGCCCGGAGTAAGGTTGACAACCCGAAGGGGCATACAGATTGAAGCGGCTTCACGGTTCGATGGATAGCGGTAGCTCCGCACCAGTGTGCGCCCACGATAGGCGTTGTTCCGTTGACTACTGCAAGGCTTACAGGAGGGATTGCAGCCCGGCCTGTAGAAGCCGCTTCAATCTGTATGTTTTCGCTTTCTCACAGTGCCAATGGAGGCACCACTATGCACGGCAACGCTAACCTCGAACGCACCCGCACCAAGCGCCGCTTTTGCCAGTTCACCCGGACTGCAAGCGTGATGGACCTGCGGACGACGGAGTATGACCGCAAGCTCGCCCAGCGCAAGCGCGACGCAGAACGCTACGAGGCACGCCACGGAACCGCCGGAAAGCGATCTGTGTTTGTCGCTGGGAATAGCGGCACGGCAAGGGCGAATCATGCGGCGGATCGCCGAGCCTACCTGTAACAGGACGTATGACGATGCGCCTTCCCTTGCGGAGGGCGTATCTGCGTGCGACTGGCACGATAACCGAGTGGACCAGACCATGAACATCGAGACCAATGCGGCCAACATCCGCAAGAGCATCAAGGCCATCAATACGGCGCGCACCAAGCTGGTGGACACGATCCAGCAGACCGCCATCGCCGTCATCAACCATGCCCACGTCCACGGCGACGTGACTCTGGCGTCCGACCTGTGCCTTGCCGTGGGCAACGGCATGAAGCACGAGGCGCTGCGCCTGTACCTGTCCGAGTTCGGCCCGATGGCTCCGAACGACGACAAGGAGACCAAGGCCGCCATGCCGATGAAGTACGCCAAGAGCAAGCGGCTGGAGGGCGAGGAGCTGGCCGCCATGCTGGAGCGCGCCGCCGCCAAGATGTGGCACGACTTCAAGACCGAGAAGCCCGCCGAGGAGTTCAGCTTCGCTGCGGACCTGCACAAGCTGCTGGGCCGTCTGGAGAAGGCCGTCGAGGGCGGCTATACTCCGTCCGAGGAGGAGCGCGCCGTGATCGAAGCCGCGCACAAGGTGCCGAAGCCCGCCGCCAAGCGCAAGAGCGCCGAGGTGAAGGCATGAGCCGCCTCACGGGAATCTACGGGGAGCGCGTTGTTGCGCTCCTCCTCGCTGCGGCCATCGCCGCCCGTGCGGACATCGACGACGAGAACTCGCTTGGCGAAGCCCTGTGCGAGAAGCTCGCCGACCAGATGCAAGACATCCGCTATCGTGACGACTACACCCAAGACGAGGTGGGCGCTGCCGTGGACCTCCGCACGCAGCTCTACCGGGAGTGGCCGGAGTGGAGCGGGTGCAGCACGTACCCGGTCCCGGCGTCGGGCGAAGATGACGACATGATCGACGAGTACCGTTCCGACAACGAAATGGACACGGTGGACTGGGACGATCCCGATGCAGCCGCTGCCGCCTACTTCGACGCGGTGGACGAGTGCGCCCTGTACAACGGCAACATGTACGACGAGGACAGCGAGTATGGCCGGAGCCGTCGCCGCCTGCTGACCTTCCTGATCGACGAACTGACCAAGGAGAGCGTGAACGCATGACTACCATGAAGACCAATGACGGCAGCCAGTACGTGCTGGTGCTGACCAAGGAACAGGCCGAGCTGCTGGGCACGTTCCGCTTCAGCCACGTCGGCGGCAGCTCGCCGCTGTATGCGGTGCTGCGTGATCTGCCGCACAAGATGGGCGCACGGTTCCGCACCGAGGTGGAGACTTTCAACGGCAAGCCGATCTTCCACGAGCTGATCCCGGCAGGCGTGGCCGGTGTGCGCCGTGGCGAGCTGCTGACCCAGCCGATGGCCCGCCCGAGTGGCGGCAAATCCATGCTGGACGCCGACCTCGGCCTGCTGGAGGTGCTGGTGCTCGCCAGTCTGATGAAGGGCGCACCCATTCCGCCGCCGCGCACCGTGACCGGGCGCATGCGCCTCTCGGACATCCCGATGCCGGACAACCTGCCGCGCCGACCGCTGCCCGACGTGCTGATGGACGACCAGACTGCACGCCGTGTGGCCCTGACGCCGGAAGCCCAGCCGAAGAAGTGGATCGTGCAGTACCTCGAACACGGGAATAGCTGGGTGAGCTGCGTTGGCAATGGGCAGATCGCCAACTCGACGTACACCTCCCGCAACGAGGCGTATCGCCAGATGCGTGCGAGGATCAAGCGCTACGGGACCAATCCGAACAGCTACCGTGTCGTGCCGAGCACCACGCCGGGCGGCCCGGAGCGTGACCGTGGCTACTACGTGGTGGAATACTTCCGCAAGGTGAACCGCCCGCTCGGCTGGGGCCGCAGCGAAAGCCACTGGCTGCGCGACACGTTCCCGTCCGCCGAGGGCGCACGCCTCGCCATCAACACCCACGTTCCCATCGCTGACCGCCACCGCTACCGCGTGAAGTGGCACCCGAACCGCACGTGATCTACCGCTGCGCCTTCCAACGAGGGCGCAGCTTTGGAATCACGCCCAACAAGGAGGGCACATTGCATGATCCCCGTCATCTTCAAGCGCCGACATAACGGCAAGCGTTCGCCGATGCAACTGGCTGCGCAGCCACGCCAGTGGAAAGAGTTCGTGACCTACGAGCACAGCGTAGAGCGCTGGTATGCGTAAGGTCAGCCTGCGTTACCGCGTCCACATGACGAGCCTGAAGACAGGCGCGCAGTGGTACAGCGGTCAGCACCTCGGCGCACCCAATGGATGGACGTTCGAGGATCGAGAAGAGGCCGAGGCATGGGCGGCGCTGGTCAAGACAAACGACCGCATCGCTGATGTCGAGGAGTACGAAATCCCACCCGTCAATGAGGAGAATCAACCATGAGCAAGACCTACTTCGGCATCACCCGTGCCAAGGGCACCAACACCATCGTCGGCGTCGTCGCCAACCCGAACCTGACCGGTGCCCGCCCGGCCACCACCGAGGAAGTGCAGGAAATCCTGTCCACCATCAAGCCTGGCGCGACCGATAGCCTGTCGGATGCACTGCGTGACGGCACCTACCCGAAAACCGTGGTGGTCTGGGACAAGCGCGCCGCCGCCCGTGCTGCCATCGGCGAGCTGGAATCCTTCGAGTCCCCGCACTTCGACTACGGCGTCGGCGAGTTCGGCGACAAGGTGCGCAGCGTGCAGCCCGTGCTGGGTTGGCGCATCAAGTACGACGGCGACTACATCAGCTGCTACAACTCCGTCGAGGACGGCGCGACCGTCCGCATCGACGGCGACGAGGAGAACAACGACGAGAGCAACCTGCTGTTCCCGACCCGTGCCGCCGCCCGCGAAGTGCTGGACACCCTCGGCGACAAGCGCAGCAAGGGCAACCCGTCGGGCTACTTCATCGAAGCGGTCTACGCCGATGCGTAAGCTCGGCCTGCGCCTCCTGATCCTGCTCTACTGGGTCGTCGGGCGTGGTCCGTGGATCGTCGTCGGCCAGTACCATGACGATGACGGTAGGCTGTGCCGGTTCCGCACCGGCGAGGCAACTCCCGATGGGTTGTGGGTCCGCACCTACGACAACCTCGACGAGGCCAACGACTACTGCACGCTGCGCAACGAGCAGGCAATGACCGACCCGCTCGGCACCACGTACTACGTGTGGCATGAGCTGGAGTTCAACCACTTCCACAACAAGGAGAAACGCTGATGGGTTTCCTCGACAAGATCAAGAGCGCCGCCAAGTACATCAAGGACAAGGTGGTCAACGCCATCAAGCCGCAGCACGATGACGACAACACGCCGCCTCCTGCGCCGGACACCTCCCGCTACCTGCACGTCTCGGTGCCGCTGATTCCCATCGAGAACCCGCTGCTGCGCAAGATGCTGGGCCGGGACTACATGTGCGGGCCGGGCCAGACCCGCAACGTGGGCAACAACGCGATGAAGGCAGCGGCCGATGCGATGGGCGCGAACAACAAGGAACGCCGCCGCCTCCGCACCAAGATCAAGCGCCGGGCAGCCGAGCTGCGTGCCGGTGCATCGTTGCAGCCGAACGTGCAGGCCGCACTGGCAGGTGCAGCATGAGCCTGCGCATGGGAAGCTGGGTCGAGGTGACCGTGCCTGACAGCCGACTGCTCAACGTGCAGCCGGAGATTGCCGCCGCCGTCAAGCTGATCGGCGGTGCGACGATGACCAATGCCCGTGGCCTGTACGTCCGCAAGGATACCGGCGCACTGGATGACGAGGCGGTGACCGTGATCCGCTTCGACATGAACTTGCAGAGCGAGCTGGTGGACCAGTACATGGGCGCCATCCGCGCCATCGTGGACCGCCTGCTGGTGCTCGGCGAGGAGAGCGTGCTGCGTCGTCGCTTCTACAATGGCGGCGGCGGGTACAACAGCGAGCTGATCTTCCAGTAAATCTCGCACTGATTGCGTGCCGGAAGGGACCACGTTACGGACCACCCATCAACCCGTCAATGAAAGGAGATACACCACATGTCGAACGATACCAACACCGCCCAGCAGACCCAGTTCTCGCACGCCGAAGTCAAGCTGAACGAGCTGCGCGAAGACCGGGCCAAGGCGCTGGAGAAGGTGAGCAAGATCGACGAGAAGATCGCCGCCATCGAAGCGAGCATCGCCAACGAGGCCGCCATCGAAGCGCTGAAGGCAGGCGACGCCGTGGCCTACGTCTACGGTCGTGCCTTGAACAAGCGCGTCCTGTCCGGCACCGTGTCGGCCACCAAGAAGAACGAGAAGGGTGTCGTGCAGCTGAAGGTCGAGCACGGCGAGGGCTTCGACGCCGAGTTCCACCTGATCGACGCCACCGCCCTGCTGTTCACCAGCGAGGACATCGAGAAGGCGCAGGCCGACATCGACGCAGCCAAGGCGGCGGCCGCAGCGGGCGGCGAAGGCGGTGCCGAATGAACGCTTCCGCCCCGAGCACCGCACCCAGCCGCACGGCGTTCGTCGCCGGGCGTGACCTGAAGGTCGGCTACAACTACCGCTGCATCGCCACCGGTGATGGCACCGTGGTGGACGGCGACACCTACTTGCTCGTCACCAACGTCAACGACAAGAAGGGCAACCGTCAGCTGGTCAACACCAGCAACGGCGAGGTCGCCTTCGCAACTCCGGGTTCGATCTGGAGCCACTGACCTAGCGAGGACAAGATGAGCAACGAACTACCTGACAGCGACTGGCTGCCGCATGCGGAACGACTGAAGGTCGGCACCCGCACTCGGATCAACCATGCGTGTGGTGAGGGAAACTCGTTGCTCATCACTCGCTCGCACGACAAGTCCACCGCATACTGTTTCAGGTGCGGTGGCACAGGATTCAAGCGTGAGCACGAGAGCTTAGAAGCCAAGCTAGTACGAACCCATGCCGAGCAAACCAGCGAGCGCAGAGTGCGCGCAACTGTTGAGTTGCCAGAGCCACGTGTCTATGACACAACCGAGTGGCCGCTGCGTGACAAGGTGTGGTTCTACAAGATGGGCCTCTCGCTTCGCATGATCGGGGAACTCGGCCTGTACTGGTGCCCGGACATCGGGCGCGTGGTACTACCCATCATGGAAGGCGACCGCCCTGTGTACTGGACAGCCCGGTCCTCTACGAGGCAACCGAAGTGGCTGACTCCTGATGTCCCGAAAGACGGACTCGTCGCACGCTTCGGCGTGGGCAAGGGAGACACCATCGTTCTATGCGAAGACCCGCTCTCCGCATACAAGGTGGGACTGGTAACAGAAGCGTGGTCGTTGCTCGGCACCAAGCTGCACAACAAGGTGTTGATGCAGCTGATTGAGCGAGGCCAACGTGTAGCGACGTGGCTCGACGACGACAAGGGCAGATCGGACGGGAGCAATCCCGGTCAGGATGCCGCAAAGCAAATTGCCGCGCGCCTCCGTGCGTTCGGCTTGGACTATCGGAACATCACGTCACCACGTGACCCGAAGTATTATCCGACCGACTACATTGAGGAGAAGCTATGTCATTAGACTTGACACTGCTGCGATTGTGCAGCGACAAGGGCAAGTTCGACCGGCTGGTCCCGAACGCTCCGCGCGAAGGGCTGGACGAGCTGACCGTGCTGATGCTGGATGCACTGCGCGCGTACTACAAGGAGTTCCCCGAGACCAAGGCTCTGCCGCACGACGTGTTCGATGGTTGGGCGATGGAGTTCAAGTTCAAGCAGCTGCCGGACGACAAGAAGTCCCTGCTGAAGTTGCAGCTGCGTGCGATGCGCGAGTCTGTCCCGCCCGAGGCGGAGCAGGGCATGATCGAAAAGCTGCTGGAGCTGGAGCTTGCCACGTCCGCCGTCAGCAAGATCGTGCAGTGGAATGGCGGCGCTGAGTTCTCTCTGCGTGACGAGCTGTCCGCTCTGGCCGAGGGCATCACCGAACGCATGGACCGCAAGGCCCGGCTGCCTCTGGTGCAGGAGACGCCCGAGGAGCTGATGGCGATGGACGAGGGCGACATCGGAATCCACTTCCGACTGCCCAGCCTGAGCCGCAACCTGCGCCCGATGCGCGGCGGCGACTTCGGCATCTACGCCATGCGCCCCGATGCAGGCAAGACCACTTTCCTGACCAGCGAGTCCACGTTCTGGCTCCCGCAGCTGGACACGGTGTGGCCTGACCAGAAGCGCACCGGAATCTGGCTCAACAACGAGGGGCCGGGCAAGCGAATCAAGCAGCGCTGGTATCAGTCCCTGCTCAACGCAACGATCCCCGAAATGGTGGAGTGGGCGAAGGACGGCAGCATCCGCAAGCGGATCGAGGAAGCGATGGGTGGCGACATCCACCGCATGCAGTTCTACGACATCCACGGCTTCACCTCAGGCGAGGTCGAGGCGATCATCAAGCAGACCAACCCCGGCTTCATCATCTTCGACATGATCGACAACATCACCTTCACCGGCGGCATGACCAACGGCGGGCAGCGTACCGATCAGATGCTCGAAGCCATGTACCAAGCCGCGCGCAACTGGTGTGTGAAGTACGACGCCGTGGGCGTGGCGACTTCGCAGATCAGCGCCGAGGGCGAGGGTGTCCAGTTCCCGCCGCAGTCCGCACTCAAGGACAGCAAGACGGGCAAGCAGGGCGCGTGCGACTTCATCATCATGGGCGGCAAGCTCAACGATCCCGCAATGGATCGCTTCCGCTACATCGGCACGCCGAAGAACAAGCTGCACCGCGCAGGCGGTAAGCGTGATCCTCGTGCCGAGGTGATGTTCGACGCAGAGCGTGCCCGCTTCTACGAGGAGGAAGCATGAAGATTCGTTGGAACGAACAGAAGCGCCTGTGGTTTGTGGACCTGCCGAACGGCGTGCGTGTCTACACCCACCGCAGCGATCAGGCCGAGGCCATCTACAAGGCGAGTGCAGAAGATGCTCCCGTCGCCCGATGGAAGTGGGGATGGCTGGTGAACAAGGGCAGCATGTGGATGGGCGTGCATTACAGCAAGCACAACCTGCGCTGGTGCATCAACCTGATCCCGTGCGTCACCGTGTGGATCACCAAGCCGGGAGGCAAGACGCCATGAAAGCAGGCGACACCGTAGTGTGTCGAGGCTCGCGTGGCTACCTGTTCACCACCGGCAAGGAGTACACGGTGCAGGGCTACCAGCCCGAGGCGCACGACATCAACTTCACATGGCCCGCATACGTGCAGGTCATCGACGACTGCGGCAAGAAGGTCTGGTGCCATGCGCACCGCTTCGCCGTGAAGGAGGAAGCATGAGTTACGTGTCCTTCGACTTGGAGACCACGATCCGCGCCACGCTGAAGCGCAAGGCGAATCCGTTCTACAACCTCAACCGCATCGTCGCCATCGGCCACAAGCGCAAGGGCGACGCCAAGAACAGCGGCCGGTACTTCACCACCGGGCGTGACGAGGACAACAACTACGTCGGCGGTGCGCCGGATGGTTGGCTGAAGGAGCTGTGCTACGGTGCGCAGTACCTCGTCGGCTTCAACATCAAGTTCGACATCCTGCACGCCATCTGCCAAGGCCCGCAGAATCGCATGGCATGGATCGAGTTCATCGACCGTGGCGGCATGGTGTGGGACTGCCAGCTTGCCGAGTACCTGCTGCACGGCATGACCCAAGAGTTCCACATGTGCGCGATGGACGAGGTGGCCCCGAGGTACGGCGGCAACCTGAAGGACGACGCGGTGAAGTCCCTGTGGAATGCAGGGGTGGACACGTGCGACATCGACAAGACCCTGCTGATGGACTACCTCGTCGGCACCAACGACACCGACGACGTGGGCGACATCGGCAACACCGAGAAGATGTTCCTCGGACAGCTCGATGCCTTCCGGGCACGCAACGGCCTGCGCTCGGCGCTGCTCAACATGGGCGCGCTGTGCTTCACCATCGAGGCCGAGTACAACGGCATGTTCGTGGACAAGCCGTGGGCACTGGAGCATGCGAAGAAGCTGGAGCAGGAGCTTGCCGACGCCACCGCAGAGCTGGAGTCCTACATCCCCGAGCTGCCCGAGGGCTTGACCTTCAACTGGAACAGCCGCTTCCACAAGAGCGCGCTGATCTTCGGCGGCCCCATCAAGTACGTGGCGAAGGTTCCCGTGCTGGTTCCCGAAACCGGCAAGCAGCAGTACGTCCAGAAGGACGAGCTGCACTACGTGTTGGTGGACGGCACCACTCGGAGCATCGGCGAGTACAACGCCAACGAGCTGCAAGCCTTCGACGGCATCGCCGAGAAGTTCCCCGACGTGGCGGTGTTCGCTGGTGGCAAGAACAAGGGCGAGCGCAAGACCAAGAAGGTCAAGGTCGATGACCTGACCAAGCCCAAGTTCCGCAACGAGGACATGGTGTTCGTGTTCCCCGGATACACCGAGGGCAGCGAGCGCTGGGAGAGCAAGTCCGATCCGGGCGTGTACTCCACCGCAGCGGAAGTGATCGAGGAGCTGGGCGCTCGTGACATCCCGTTCCTGAAGGCGCTCGCCAAGCGCGCCGACATCCACAAGGACTTGTCCACGTACTTCATCACGACGGACGAGAAGACCGGGGAGCAGAAGGGAATGCTCACGCTGGTTGGGCCGGACGGTATCATCCACCACAAGCTCAACATGACCAACACCGTGACCGGCCGCTTGTCGTCGAGCGACCCGAACTTGCAGAACGTGAGCAAGGGCGAGTACGACGAGGAGACCGGCAAGGAGAAGGGCAGCCAGATCAAGCGCGCGTTCATCAGCCGCCACGCTGGTGGCAAGATCATCCAGTCGGACTTCACGTCGCTGGAAATCTACGTGCAGGCGATCCTCACCGAGTGCCGACAGCTGATCGAAGACCTGAAGGCCGGTCTCGACATGCACGTTCTGCGCGCAGAGCAGGCATGGGGTGCGGCCGAAGGCAAGGACTACGCCTACATCCTGAAGGCAGCGAAGGACGAGACCCACCCGGAGCACAGCAAGTGGAAGAAGATGCGAGGCAACGCGAAGGTCTTCTCCTTCCAGCGTGCGTACGGCGCAGGCGTTGCGAAGATCGCAGCGACCACGGGCATGACCGAGGAGGAAGTGGAGAAGCTGGTGCGCGCCGAGGCCGAGCGTTACCCGGAGCTGGGCGAGTACATCGACCACATGATGGAGGTCATCAAGGCCAACCGCGTTACGACTGGCCGGTTCGTGCAGCACCCGGACGTGCCGGGCCTGACCTGTCAGCTGGGCCGCTCGCACTTCACCACGCCGGACGGGAAGATGTACTCCTTCAGCGAGTCCCCGTCTCCCAAGTTCATCGCAACCAAGCCCGCCTCACGTGGCGGCGTGGCGCAGTCGTTCTCGCCCACGGAAATCAAGAACTACCCGGTGCAGGGGACTGGCGGCGAGTGGGCCAAGGCGAGCATGTACGTCTCGCTGCGTGCCTTCTACCGCATGTACGTCACCCAACCGGAACGCTGGCTCGGCCAAGCCCTGCTGGTGAATCAGGTCCACGATGCGGTATACGTGGACAGCGCAGCATCCATCGCCACGGAAGCGGCAGCGCTCCTGCATGCAAGCATGCTCGAAGCCTCCGTCTACATGGAGTGGTGGTTCAAGTGGCCGCTACCTCTCGGCGTGCCATGCGAAACCAAGATGGGCGACAACATGATGGAGGAGCACAACCCTCCCGAGGAGTTCGCCGTCTTGTTCCCCGAGTACCGCATGCAAATCCGCAAGGACTTCATCGGTAATCACAACCCGTCGTTTGAATAAGGAGAAACCAAAGCATGAGTCTCGACAAGCTGCTGAAGCAGGTGCAGGAAAAGGGTCAGGACCAGTCCGTGGCGTCCGCCGGTGGCGGCGACTACACCCCGCCCGAAGCCGGGCAGACCGGCGCTCGCATCGTCGCCTACTACGAGGTGGGCCAACACGAGAGCGAGTTCGAGGGCAAGAAGAAGACCAACAACGAAGTCATCATCGTGTTCGAGCTGATCGGCAAGAAGCATCCGCCGAAGGAACTGGATGGCGGCGTCAAGATTCCGGTCCGCCTGAGCCTGCGCCTCAACCTCTCGACCAAGGAGAAGGCCGCATACTTCAAGATGTTCTCCCGCCTGCGCACCGACGAGAAGCACTTCGTCCAGCTGCTGGGCAAGCCGGTGCTGCTGAACGTGGTCCACGTGGAGCGCGGCCCGGAAGGCAAGAAGAAGACGTACGCCAACATCGACAAGGAATCCATCCGCAAGCCGATCATCCAAGTCCCCGAGCTGGAAGACGGTGAGCCGACCGGCAACCTGCTGGAGCAGGTGTTCCCGGTGGGCGCGGCGCTGACCGAGCTGAAGGCGTTCGTGTGGGACTTCGCCGACGCCGAAATGTGGGACAGCATCTACATCGAAGGCGAGTACCCGGAGCGCAAGGACGAGAAGACCGGCAAGGTCATCGCCGAGGCGCGCAGCAAGAACACCATCCAGCTGGAAATCGCCAAGGCGCTGAACTTCAAGGGGCTACCGTGCTACGACTACGCGGCCTCCAAGCTGGTCGGCGGCACCGTCACCAAGGAAGGCGTGGATGCGCTGGACGCGGCGGTCGGTGACGTGGACAACGCGCAGGGCGACGAGGACGACAAGCCGCCGTTCGACATGGACGACCCGATGGCAGGCGTCGCCTGATGGACCTGAGCGCTCTGATGGCTGCGGCTGCGGAGCGCTCCCCGATGCCCATCGTGGAAGTACGACAGCACAACCGCAACGTGATCGCTCACGTGGACGGGGACTACGCTGCGTACTTCTGCGCTGGTAGCGAGAACTGTTCAGCGGGGGATGCACGACGCAACGTGCTCTCCCGCGTCTCGCACCTGAAGCATATCAGCGGAGCGGATCGTGTCGTCATGCACCTCACACATGGCGCGTCATCGAAGGGTGACAGGTTCCTCGCTGCTACGACTCAGCCGTATCAGGGGCAGCGCCAGTCAGGACGCAAGCCGAACAACTGGGCCTTCCTCCGCGAGTGGATGGAGACGTACGACGGCCCGCACTTCACACCGAAAATCTGGACGACCCGCGAGGCGGACGACGGCATGGCCTTCGTCAGCACCGGAGCAGCCAAGCACGGTAACGTGCTGCATGTGATCCACACCGCCGACAAGGACATGCGAATGTTCTGCGGCACCCACATCACGTGGGAGGACTACCACATCGTGGACGTGCCGCTCGGCACCTACGACATCGTGGGTGCGGACGGCTTGCAGTATGGGCACAAGTGGTTCTGGATGCAGATGCTCATGGGCGACACGGCGGACTTCATCCCCGGCCTGCCGAGGGTTGGCAAGGCCACGGCGGAAGCGCTGCTGTCCGGCACCAAGAGCAACGCCGAAGCCGCGCCGCTGGTGTACGGTAAGTACGCCGAGGTGAAGGGTGACGGGTGGCAGCGGTACTTCGCCGAGCAGGCGGTGCTGCTGTGGATGCGGACGGACCGGGACGCCACGCTGCTGGACGTGCTCCAGCTGGACGTGTTCGGCGACAAGCTGAAGCAGGCGTTCTACGACCTCGCCGAGGATGTCAACGAGAAGCGCGCTGCGCTGGAGGCATTGAAGCAATGAAGCGACTGACAGCAGCTCAGGTAAAGCTGGTGCGGGTCAAGCTCGCAGCAGAACAGGGCAACCGCTGCGCACTGTGCGGCGGTCAGCTCGGACTGAAGGCACCGCTCGACCCGGTGCTGGATCACGATCATCGTACTGGCGCAGTGCGAGGCGTACTCCATCGTGGGTGCAACTCGCTGCTGGGCAAGGTCGAGAACAATGGCCCACGTTATGGAGTGCGGGACATCCTCGCCTTCTGCGGAGGGCTTGCGAACTACCTGCGAAAGCACATGACCAACATCACGGGCTATCTGCATCCCACCCACAAGACCGAGGACGAGAAGCGTATCGCTCGCAATGCGAAAGCGCGTAAGGCCCGAGCAATGAAGAAGGAGAACCCGTGAACCTCACCACATTCCTGAAGCACGCCCCGAAGCAGGGGCCGAAGATTCTGTGCCTCGACATCGAGACCTTCCCCATCGAGTTTTGGGGATGGCAGATGTTCAACAACAACTTCAGCCCGAAGCAGATCAAGCGCGACTGGTCCCTCATGTCGTTCGCTGCGGAGTGGCTGGACGACGATGATGCCACGATCTACGTGGACCAGCGCCGCGAGAAGGACGTGTTCAACGACCGCAAGCAGGCCAAGGTTCTCCACGCCCTGCTCAACGCGGCGGACTTCGTTCTCGCTCGCAACGGCAAGAAGTTCGACCTGCGCAAGGTGAAGGCTCGCCTCGCCATCCTCGGCTTCCCGCCGCTCTCCCCGGTCAGCGTGATCGACCCGATGCTGCTGAACCGCGACGAGTTCGCGTTCACCTCGCAGAAGCTGGAGTACACCACCGGCGTCATCGTTCCCGAGCTGCGCAAGTACGACCATGCGAACTTCCCCGGCTTCGACCTGTGGGTGGCCTGCATGCAGAACCTGCCCGGTGCATGGGACGAGTGCGAGGCGTACAACATCATCGACGTGAAGTCCATGAAGGCCGAGTACCGTAAGCTGCGTGGCTGGTACAGCAGGCACCCGAACATCGCGGTGTACTACAAGGCCGACGGCAGCGAGCACCGCTGCAACAAGTGCGGGCACAACGAAATGATCCCGCAGAAGGCACCAGCCCGCACTCAGGTCGGCACCTACCTGCTGCTGCAATGCACGCAGTGCGGCGGCCACAGCCGCGGACGGAAGCTGACGACCAACATCGAGCAGCGCCGCCACATCACCGTTCCCGCATAAGGAGAAGCGCATGAGACTTACCGATGTTCGCCGTGGCGACCGCGTTCGCTATACCGGCTCCGCTCCGGGCCTCGTCGGTAGGTCCGGCGTGGTGCATAGCATCTGCAACGAGTACATCAATGTCCGCTTCGACGGCTTGATGAAGGAGTCCTACGTCAAGGCCCAGTTCCTCACTCGCCTGATGAGCGTAGGAGGCATCACCACCACACATAGGGAGGTTCCCTTGCCTGAGCAACTGAACTACCGTAACGAAGACGAACGCACCCCGCCGACCAGCGAACGCGGAGCGGGCCTGAAGTTCGACGGCGGCAAAGAGCAGCCACGGCTGCTGCACCAAGGCATGCCGCTCGCACTGGCCGAGGTCGTCCGCACCCTCACCTTCGGCGCTCGCAAGTACGCCGCCCACTCGTGGCAGCACGTCGAGAATGGGCAGGAGCGCTATCAGGATGCGAGCTACCGGCACGACGCGGCGCGCTGCCGTGGCGAGCTGTTCGATCCCGAGACCGGCATCCGGCACCGGGCGCACCACATCATCAACGAGCTGTTCCTGCTGGAGCTGGAGCTGCGCGAGGAGAAGGCCCGTGGCGCAGAGTAAGAAGCGCTCCATCAAGGAGGCGTGGGTCAACATCGCCATCGGGTACAGCATCAACTACTGCGCGAACATCGCGTTGCTGCCGCTGCTGTGGCATCCCGAGCACCCGCTGCTGTCGGCGCACGCCATCGGCGTTGCGTTCACGCTCATCAGCTTCGTGCGCCAGTACATCATCCGCCGCTGGTTCAGCAAGGGTGACTGATGGCCTGCGCCCGCTGCGGCCAAGTGCATCGGTACGTCCCACATGAGGCCGAGTGGGCGCGCTTCCTAGAGGAGCATCGTACCCGCAAGCATTTCGATACCGAGTGGGCGAACTCACTCTGGCATCGCACATACCCTGACGATGCGTTCTGCATACTCGTGATGAAGGGTCTCGCAGGTTTCGTTCCATTCAACAAGGAGACACAATGAACTACAAGTCCAACACCCAGCGTCTGATCCAGTCCTACGAGGGTGCCGTTGCTTGGGGCAATGGCGGTCACGAGGAAGCGTTGCAGGATGCGGTCAACACCGCGTTCCCCGGCCTGAACGACGAAGGCAAGGCCGAGCTGTACGCTCGCATCGCCGATGCGTGGGAAGGCTACCGCAACGGCATGGTGCCGCGCAAGCTGTGGATCGGTCAGATCGTCACGGACTTCATGTCCGGCCGCATCGCCGCGAACGTCGGCGGGCTGACCGTCCGCAACAACCTCCCGACCAAGGAGACCAAGGCCGATGAGTAAGCCCTACATCGTACACAAGGCCGTCGAGCTGGACAAGGTGCAGAAGCGTCTGCGCCCCAGCGACGACGCGCTGCGCACCGAGTACCTCGCACAGCCCAAGTACGACGGCTGCAACTGCGTGGTGGTCAAGGCCGCCAACGCCGCCGAGCACATCACGATCTTCAGCCGCACCGGCGAGGAAGTGGTGTCCGCGAACCACATCAAGGAAGCACTGGCCGCTGCGCCGTTCGCTCCCATCGGAGTGTACCTCGGCGAATACTGGCACCCGACCATCGACCAGCCGACCGTGAGCGGCATGTTCCGCAAGAAGGACGGCACGCAGTACACCGAACCGTTCTTCGTGGTCTTCGACTTCGTGAGCATCGGCGAGTGGGAGCAGGGCTTCAGCCCGCTGACCTACCTCGACCGCGTGGGCCGCTTGCCCGCGACGCTCAGCAAGATCGAGGAATGCAAGGCTCCGTTCTTCCTTGCGGAGTCGCAAGGCTTCCTCGTGGATCAGGAGCTGTCGCCGATGGAAGCCGCCCGCCTGCTGTGCGAGAGCGGCCCGTACGACGGGCTGATCCTGCGCAAGCCGAGCGGCACGTGGACCAAGGGCGACAAGGGAACGAAGGGTGAAGTCATCAAGATCAAGCCCACCCTGACGCTGGACCTGCGAGTGCTGCGCGTCAACATGAGCACCGGAGAGAAGACCGGGCGCGACGTGTGGACGGTGGTCGTGGACCTCGGCGAAGGCAAGGAGCAGGAAGTCGGTAGCGGCGTGCCGCACAGCGCGGACCAGCTGCCCTGCATCGGGGACATCGTGGAAATCGAATCCATGTCCCTGAGCAAGTACGGCCTGCTGCGCGAGCCGCGCTACAAGGGAATCCGACATGACAAGGCGGAGGCGGACCGATGAGTAGCAATGTCCGCATCGACATCACCCACCAAGAACTCACCCGCAGCATCGGGATCAGCATCACCATCCCGTTCGACGACTACGCCCAGCAGCTGTTCCCGAACGAGCACCTGCGCGAGGTCGTGAACGAGGCGCTGGCGCGAGTCCTCGACGAAGCACACAACCGGAGGTAGCATGCTCACCCAAGCGGAACTCGAACTGGAGACCTATGCTTTCGGCCAAGAGCGCATGCGCAAGGCCATCGAGCGTAACGAGGAGAACGGCGGCGCGCCGAACAACCCTTACGCTCAGGCGGTGTATCGCCGGTTCGTGCTTCCGCTTGCGGAGCGTATCCGGGCTGACATCGACAAGCCGCGCATCGGCAGGGCGCAGGCCCACGTGCCACTTCTGCGGGCGAAGTACGACCCGGAGCGGAAGGACAAGCGTGGGAAGGCCATCACCGCCGAAGAACAAGCCACCGAATGGTACGAGGCTATCGCCTTCGTGGCCGTACGTGGTTGCTTGGCGGCTTGCATCGCCGAGCAGGGCAAGAAGGATAAGGCTGCCGGTCGTGAGGTGGTGAAGCAGGTGGGCACCAACGTGTACCACGAGTACCTGCTGACCCAGTTCGCCGACGCGGAGCCGACGCTGTTCTACCACCTGATGAACGACATGGACCGCAAGCTGAGCGTCAACGAGACGCACCGCATGACCGTGATGAAGATGCAGGGCAGGAAGAACGGCGTCGAGTTCCACGAGTGGGGCCAAGCACAGCGCGATCAGGTCGGCGGCTACCTCGTCGATCAGCTTGCGCAGATGGGCATGGTGGACACCGGCGTGATGAACGAGGTCGTGGTGTCCGGTGGCCGCCGCAAGACCAAGACCAATCTGCACGTGGAGTTGACCGAGGACGTGCGCAAGTTGATCCACCAGATCAGCGAGTTCGTCATCGAGAGCACCCCGTACTTCCTGCCGTGCGTCGAGCCGCCGAAGGACTGGACGGACGTGGACAACGGCGGATTCCATACCAACGAAATGCGCAGGCTGCATCCGTGGATGGTGAAGACCTACGCTCAGACCCGCGACGACTACCGTAGCGCCGAGCTGCGCAACGAGATGGCTGCGGTCAATGCGTTGCAGCGCGTGCCGTGGCGGATCAACCGCCGTATGCTGGAGGCTGTCTCCGCAGTGGCGCAGGTTCACGACATGGAGGAAATCATTTCGCAGGCCGAGCTGCCCAAGCCGCGCAAGCCGGATTGGTTGGAGAAGGGCATGACCAAGGAGGACATGTCCGAATCCCAGCAGCGCGAGTTCAAGAAGTGGAAGCGCGAGGTGGCCGACTGGCACACCGACGAGCGCCTGCGCAACAGCAAGAGCAATCGCTTCTACAACGCCATGCGAGTGGCGCGCAAGTTCGTGGACTACCAAGCAATCTACTTCGTCTACTTCGTGGACTTCCGTGGCCGCAAGTACGTACAGACCACCGGCGTCTCGCCGCAAGGTTCGGACTTGCAGAAGGCGCTGCTGGAGTTCGGCGAGGGCAAGCCCTTGCTCACCAAGTCGGCGAAGGACTGGTTCTGCATCACAGGAGCAAACCGATGGGGATACGACAAGGCGTCTCTGCCGGATCGTGTGAAGTGGGTGGTCGAGCATCACGACCAGATTCTGGCGTTTGCTGCGGACCCGGTGAACAACGACGAGTGGAAGACCGCAGACAAGCCGCTGCAATTTCTCGCTTGGTGCTTGGAGTACGAGCAGTGGCAGGTATTCGGGGATCGCTTCCAGAGCCGCATCGCAGTCGGCATGGATGGTTCCTGCAATGGACTTCAGAACTTCTCCGCGATGCTGCGCGACAGTGCAGGCGGGAAGGCGACCAACCTGATCCCGGCACCGCTTCCGAATGACATCTACCAGATGGTGGCGGACCTCGTGACCAAGATCCTTGAAGCCGAGGAGGACGACGAGGAAGGGTTCCGCAGGCTGTGGCTGGACCACGGCCTGACCCGCTCGCTGGTGAAGCGCTCGGTGATGACCCTGCCCTACGGCTCGCGCCAATCGAGCTGGGCGGACTTCATCGTGAGCGACTACCTGAAGGCGGGCAAGTTCCCCGAGCTGGACAAGAAGCTGTACGACAAGGCCGCACGCTTCCTGAGCAAGCGCCTGGGCGTCGCCATAGCTGACACGGTAGTGGCGGCAGCCGACGCAATGGCGTGGCTCCAGAAGGCGTCCACGGCGATCCTGCGCGAGGGCTACGACCGCATCAAGTGGATCACGCCGTCCGGCTTCCCGGTGACGCAGGTGTACTGGGAGACCGAGGAACACCGGATCAACACCAAGCTGTGCGGCAACGCGAAGCTCTCCGTGCGCCGCAGCACGGACGAGGTGAAGAAGTCCCGGCACCGCAACGGCATCGCCCCCAACTTCGTACACAGCCTCGACGCCAGCCACCTGACGCTGGTGGTCAACCGGGCCAAGGCCGAAGGCATCGACGCCTTCGCCATGATCCACGACGACTACGGCACCCACGCCGCCGACACAGCCCGCCTGTACGAAATCATCCGGGAGGTCTTCGTGGACATGTACGCCCGGCACGACGTGCTGGAGGAGTTCAGGGCGGCCTACGGCTTCCTCCCCGAGCCGCCCCCGATGGGCGACCTCGACCTCACGCAAGTCATTGATTCTCCGTACTTCTTCAGCTGAAGGAGTTTCGGTACACATACGACAAAGGGTGCCTCGCCCTCCGGGGCAGGCATCAAACCCTTTTGGTACACATACGACAGAGGAGACCTCATGTCCGAAACCAAGATCATCTACCGACTGGACCCGAAGCAACTGGCTGCCGTGCAGCGACAGGCGGGTTCCGTCCTCTCCGTCAATTCCAACACCACGCCCTTGGAGGCAGGTGTGCAGATCGGAATGGCACGAGTTCTCCGCATTTTGCAGGAGGGATTCACCGTTGAGTCCAGCAATCCGAACACCAACGACGGGTGATAGAGAGCGGATCAGGGTGGCGCTAGACGCTGCCCTGTATCTGTCTTTAGCCCCGAGTGAGAGTGAGCATAGTAGCTCCTCAGTAAGCTACCTCTGTGACGATCCACAGTACACTGTGGAAATGGTAGTACAGAATATGGTAGATGCAGTAGTGATAGACGAAAGCTACCTACTGGTATTCTCTGTAGTGAAACCTTGGTACTCTAAGAACAGGCTAGTCCTGTCTGAGGACTTGGTACTACGGATCGGTAAAGGTAGCTCCTTCAAGGCGGTCGTCGCCACACTGGAGCATCTGGCCGAGACCAACGATTGCGATGCCATAGTCACAGGCGGAGCACTAGCTCGATCCTCTCGGGCAATCACTCGGCTGTACCAACGCTTCGGCTTCGAGCTGGAGGATGGTTCGCCGCAACTCACCAAACGAAGGAGATAGCCTATGGGTTCCCTCGTCGGAGGTGGCTCGGCGAAGAAGGCAGCCCTGAAGCAAGCGGCTGCCATCGACCGTCAGACCAACCTTCAGACCCAACAGACCAACTACCAGATTCAGGCAATGGCCGACCAGATGGCTACCGCCGCCGCCCAGCAGGCTGCGAGCGAGTACGCCGAGAAGTTGCTGAGTGCGCCCATCGAAACCGTGGACGTTACGCTCGGAACCTCCGACCTTGACCTGAAGACCGACGACCTGATCGGTCGCCGCCGTACGACCCGGCAGCAGTACCAGCGAATCGTCCCGACCGCCCAATCGCGTCTGACCGGAACCTCCGGCTCGGACCTCCTGTGAGGTGAGCATGGACAATCCGATGCACCCAACCACTGCATGCCAGCGCTACGAGAAGCTGGACGGGAAGCGCAACGGTATCCTGTACCGGCTGGAGCGCTACGCTTCGTGGACCATCCCGAAGCTGTTCCCCAAGAAGAACCGCGATCAGGACACCGAACCGCTGACCCACGGCTTCCAGTCGCTGGGCGCGCAGGCGGTGAACCACCTCGCCAACAAGCTGATGATGTCCCTGTTCGCCCCGTCCCGGCCGTTCTTCCGGCTGGAGGCGAACCGCAAGGCCCGCGCCACGATGAGCGAGGCCGGTGTGGACCCGAAGGCAATCCAGACCCAGCTTGCGAAGCTGGAGCAGGAAGCCTCGCTGGAGCTGGACAAGCGCTCCATCCGCGCCAGACTGTACGACCTGCTGAAGATGCTGATCGTGCTGGGCAACGCGCTCATGGTGTTCGACAAGGACACGGTGCGCGTGCTGAACCTCCGCAACTACGTCGTCAAGCGCGACCGCCAAGGTTCAGTGTGCGAACTCATCATCCGCGAGAAGATTCACAAGTCCGCGATCAAGCCCGCAGCACTCGGCGCAGTCATCGGCAACCCGGAGTTCAAGCCGGACGACGATGGCAACTGCTGGGAGTACAAGTGGGTGAAGTTCAACGGCAAGAAGTACGAGGAGACAGTGTGGCTGGACAACGTGCAGCTGCCCGCTAACTTCTCGTCGAGCTACACTCTGGAGAAGCTGCCCTACCGCGCTGTGACGTGGGACTTGGCGGCAGGCGACGACTACGGCACCGGCCTCGTGGAAGACTACGAGGGCGACTTCCAAGCGCTGTCCCTCCTGAGCGAAGCGACCATCCAAGCAGCGATCCTCGCCTCCGAGTTCCGGTGGCTGGTGAACCCTGCTGGTCAGACTTCCGTCGAAGACTTCGTGGCCTCGCCCAACGGCGCGGCAATCCCCGGACAGAAGGGCGACATCGAGCTGATTAGCTCCGGCGTCGAAGGCACGCTACAGACCAACCTCAACATCCAGCAGCTCTACATCAACCGCATTGGCGCAGGCTTCCTGCTCCAGACGGCGGTGACTCGTCAGGCCGAGCGCGTGACGGCGGAAGAAATCCGCATGGTGGCCGAGGAGCTGGAAGGTGGACTGGGTGGCGGCTACAGCCGCATCGCCGTAGACGTGCAGGTTCCCGTGGCCTACTGGGTCATGGAGCTGATCGACAAGAGCATCGCCGGTTCCGACATCGAACCCGTCATCATCACTGGCCTCGCCGCGCTCTCGCGCACCGGGGACCGTGACCGACTGCTGGGCTTCGGTCAGGACATCAGCGGCGTGCTGAGTCTGCCTCCGCAGATTCTCGACCGCCTGAAGCTGTCCGCGTGGATCGCTGACCTTGCCGCAGCGCGCGGCCTTGATCCCGCAACCTACGTTCTGAGCGAGGAGGAGTTCGGGCAGATGATGCAGATGCGACAGCAGCAGCAGCTCGCCATGCAGAACGCCTCGCAGCAGATCGACAACCAGAACAACATGGAGACCCAATGAGTCAGAACGCACCTCCGGGCGGTGGCCCCAACGCAAACGTGATCGTCTCGACCGCGCAGCCCAACGGCAACCAGCCGCCTGCCGCCGACGATCCGATCAAGGTCCAGCCGAACCAGCCCGCCGCACCGGCGCAGCCGCAGGCTCCCGCAGCCCCGGCAGCGGCCGACCCGAACGCGCTGAACCTCGAACCCGCTCCGCAACCGCAAGCCCCGGCACCGAGCGCGCCGCAGGCTCCGGCTCCTGCCGAGCTGCCGGACTACGGCGACAACGGCCTGAACATCGCGGCCGACTACTTCGTCAACACGCTGGGTCTCGACATCAACAGTCGTGAGCTGACCGAAGCGGCGAAGGGCAACTTCCACCTGCTGGAAGCCAAGATCGAAGTGCTGGGCGACAAGGCCAAGGGCGCAGGCCCGATCCTCGCATTGGCGAAGGACTCGGTGTCCCGCATCGCTGCTGCCGCCGACGCGAAGCACAAGGAAACCGTCACCAAGGTCCACGAGGCCGTGGGTGGTGAGGCGAACTGGAAGGCCGTGCAGCAGTACGCACGCACCAACCTGCCCGCCGATCAGCTGAAGCAGGCCAGTGAGGCATTGTCCTCGGGCGGCTTGGCTGCCGTTGCGATGGCCCGGCATCTGCTGAGCCTCGCGTCCTCGAACCCGAACGTCTCCGTGCAGGGACAGCCCGCTACCAATCCGGCTGCCGTGTCCGAGTCGTTGCAGGGCGTCGCCCCGCTCACCCGCGAGCAGTACCGTGCAGAGTACCGCAAGCTGGTGGACAAGCTGGGCATCAGCGGTGCAGCGAAGTCCGACGAGCTGAAGGCTCTGAACGCTCGCGTCATCCACTAACCAACCTAGGAGCATCACTACAACATGAGCACCATCTTCCCGACCGTTCCGGTCCTCCCGAACCAGATCAACCAGCAGGGCAACGAGAACGCCCTGATTCTGGAGCAGTTCACCGGCGACGTGGAGCACACCTTCGTTTCCAGCTCCGTGCTGGAGAAGTTCTTCCCGCGCAAGCCGGTCAAGGGCACCAACACCCTGACCAAGAAGGCCATCGGCCGCACCAAGCTCCAGAAGCTGAAGCGCGGCGACGCGCCGGACGGCACGCAGGTGGACTTCAGCAAGGCGTCCGTGACCGTGGACACCATGCTGCTGTCGCGCCACTCCATCTGGCAGCTGGACGACATCTTCACCGACATCGACACCCGCAAGGAAATCGCTGTCGAGCAGGGTCAGGAGATTGCCGAGTTCGTGGACGCCACCATCAGCATCGCTGCTGCCAAGGCTGCCGCCATGACCACCTCGGCCTTCACCAAGAACGGCCGCGCGCCCGAGGGCCACTTCGGTGCCACGCAGGTCGTGCTCGCCGCTGCCGGTGACGAGAACGATCCGGCCAAGCTGTACGCTGCCATTGGCAAGCTGTTCTCCGAAATGGAGGAGACCAAGAAGGTCAAGCCGCAGCGCGATGGCATCGTCCTGATCGTCCGCCCGACCGTGTTCTACACCCTCCAGCAGGCCGAGCAGATCGTCAACGGCGAGTACCTGACCAGCGACGGCAACCGGCTGACCGGCATCCCGGTCTTCAAGGCGTGGGGCGTCCCGGTCCTGTCGAGCGAGAACCTGCCGAACGGCGTGGTCGAAGGCCACCTGCTGTCGAACGAGGACAACGACAACTTCTACGACGGCGACTTCACCGGCCTCGTGGCCGTGGCGGTCTCGCCGCGTGCGCTGCTGATCGCCGAAGCGCTGCCGCTCCAGTCGAGCGTGTGGTGGTCCGACGCCTCGAAGTGCTTCTTCGTGGACAGCTGGATGTCGTTCGCCGTCGGCTTCAACCGCGTCGAACTGGCCGGTCGCATCGACGCGGCTGCCTAATCCATCCGGGCGCAGTCCCTGAATCCCTCGGGTAACTCAAACTGCGCCCTCTACCAAGGAGTAAGACACAATGGTCTATGACCGCCCCTTCGAGATTTCCAACCGCGTTTCGATCACCGCCGCCATCGCGTCGCTGGGCATCGAGGCCGGTACGCTGGGCACCGTCGTCGCCGTCTTCGGCCGCGATGATGCGTGGCGTATCGTCGTGCGCGTGAAGGATGACGAGAACGGCTCGCAGGACTTCGAGCTGGCCCCGTCCGCCGTGACCCTCGCGGCCGACTGATCCACCGGCAGGGAGAGCACAGCGCTCTCTCTGCCTTGTTCCCTAGGAGGCATCATGTTCATCACCAAGTTGGACGTAGTGAACGCCTGCCTGAAGACGATGGGCGAAACGAAGCTCAACACTCTGGAGGAAGATCACCCGTACAAGGATGATGCCCTCGACCTCGTGGACCGTGTGCTGCGCGACACCTCGTCGCTCGCGCTGTGGTTCAACGTGGAGTGGTTGAAGCTCCAGCCGCAGGCCACCAGCAAGTACATCATGGTCCCGACCGATGTGCTGAAGGTGGACCCGGTGCCGCACTGCGGCGTGCGGCGGGTGGCCCAGCGCGGCCGACGACTGTACGATGTCGCACGCAACAAGTACGAGTTCGATGGCCCCGTCACCGTCAAGGTGGCCCGGCTGCTGGACTTCGAGGACTGCCCCTACGAGGTGCAGATGTTCGTGCGCGACGACAGCGTGCTGCGCTTCCAGTCGGACTTCGACGGCGACAACACCAAGTACCAGAAGATTCTGCAACAGCGAGAGCTAAGCTGGATCAACCTGAAGTCGGAGCACATCCGGCAGATCAAGGCAAACCCTCTGTATGCGCGGGCAAGTGTGGACGTTCTGCGTCAGCGCGTGTTCAATTACAGCGGGCATCCGTGGCATAGCCACACCACATTCCCCGGCTAAGGAGGCATCATGGCAAAGGCAGGCGGAACCTACCCGGACATCGTGCAGGGCGTGAGCGGCAAGCCGCCGCACCGCCGCCGACCGGGACAGACGACCGAGCAGATCAACATTCTGTCCGATCCCGTCGAAGGGCTTGTGCGTCGTCGCGGTACGCGCTTCGCTGCCCGGCTGCCTCTGGCCCTGAGCGAGGCAGCGCGCGTCGAGCTGCAAGACATGGACGTGTTCGACTTCACGCAGGAGGGCCGCGAGTACGCGCTGCTGTATCGCCGCAAGGCGTCGGCGCTCGGCTCCGCGAGCTTCGCGTTCCTGTACGACAAGACGGGCGAGCAGTTCATCCCGATCACGTACGAGAACAGCTCGTGGGTCAACACATTGGTGGCAGGCGGGGCGTCGTCGCTCGCAGCCATCGGCAGTTACGTCTACATCGCGGGCAACGACAACCGTCCGAGTGCGACCAGCACCAACCTCTGGCAGGAGGAGACCAACCTGCACCGGCTCGCCGCGTGGATTCGCACCGGCAAGTTCAACACCACCTACACCGTGACCTTGCACCGAGCAGACGGCACCACGTTGCAGGTGACGTACAAGACGGTGACGGCTGCCTACCCCGGCACGCTCGACACGAGCGACATCCCGTTCTACCTGCCCGGCGGCACGGAGCCGGACCCGGCGTACCAGAAGCACGTCAACGACCGAGTGAACGAGTACAACTCCGCAGTCAACGAGTGGATCGTCACGAGCGCCGAGCAGACCCGGCCCGAGTACATCGCCGAGAAGTTGTCGGACTTGCTCGTTGACGAGGGCGTGTCCTCGACCTACCTGAAGGGTTCCATCCTCATCGACGATGACCAGTTCGTGGACATCACGGTGGACGATGAAGGCGACGGCACCACGTTCTTCGCGGCGGGGCAGGAAATCACCGACGCCACCTACGCGACCAAGTACCACTTCCACGGCAAGATCATTCGTGTGCGCCCGAGCGGCGCAGGCGCGGACGAGGCGTACTACCTGCGCGCTGAGCTGGAGAGCGGCGAGACCTCGGGCTACGGCTCGGTGGACTGGTTCGAGACTGCGGGCGTGACCTGCACCATCGACAACCTTGTCGCCCAGCTCTACATCTACAACGGGCAAGCGTGCATCGCTCGCAACGGTGCAGGCATCACCAGCATCTTCCCGGCGAGCGGGGACCATCCCGCATACGGCGAGCGCAAGGTCGGTGACGGCCTCACCTCTCCGATCCCGTGGTTCATCGACAAGCCCATCACGATGTTGTCTGTCTTCCAAGACCGGCTGATCGTAGGCAGTGCGAACTACGTCAATGCGAGCATGAGCGGGGACTACCTCGACTTCTGGCGCGGAAGCGTCGTGACCATCGCCGACGACGACCCGGTGGAAATGTTCGCGTTCGGTTCCGAGGGCGACGTGCTGCGGCATGCGGTGCTCTACAACGGCAACCTCATCATCTTCGGTGAGCGGCAGCAGTACGGCGTGAGCGGCGATGCGCTGCTGACTCCGAAGTCTCCGCTGATCCGGGCGGTGAGCGCAAACAAGGACAGCACCGACGCGAAGGCTCAGACCTCCGGCAACTTCATCTTCTACTCGCAGTACGGTAGCGAGGGCGTGAGCCTGCACCAGATGCGCGTGGGTGCCCTCAACGGGCAGCAGACAGTGACCGACGAGCTGAGCGAGGAGCAGGACAACTGGCTGACGGGAGAACCGTTGCAGATCGCCACGGTGACGGCACCGAACGTGGTGCTGTTCCGCACCCGCAATCAGCCCAGCACGTTCTACCTGTACCGCTACGAGGACAACAAGAACAACGGGCAGCGGCAGCTGGAGGCGTGGAGCAAGTTCCAGTACGCGGCATCGCTGGGGAACATCCTCGGCGTGAGCGTGTTCAAGAAGTCGGGAATCGTGTTCACCGGCCGCGCAAGCGGTGTGGTGGCCGACGTGCTGGACTTCAAGGGCGAGCTGGACGAGCACGGGTACATCGACTCTCGCATCGCGTACGCGAACCGCACGGAGAACGGTGTGGCCGATGGCTCCGTCGTGGTCAACGCGACGAGCGACTACTTCCTGCTGGGCACGCCACTGGCGCGCATCACGGAGTTCCTGTCGCAGTTCGATGACCTCGACCCTGCGGCGCTGGAGTTCGGCGTGGTGAGTCCCGCATCGGTGACTCCGACCAATCCGTTCCCGCGAGACCAGAACGGACAGGCTGTTCTGGACGGCCGCATGGCACTCAACCGCGTCACCGCCGACGTGCAGAACACCGCAGGCATGGTGGCCGTGGTCGCTACGCGCAACCGGGTGCAGAGCAGCATCGACTTCGAGGGCCGCATCCTCGGCGACAGCGACAACTTGGTCGGGCAGCAGCCGGTGTATTCCGGGCAGCTGTCGATCCCCGTGGGCCGCGAGGTCCGCGAGTGCAGCTACACGATCAGCTCCAAGGACTGGCTCCCGCTCCGAGTGACGGGCCTGTCGTGGGTTGGTCAGACTTTCAACAACGTGCGGAGGGTTAGCTAGTGGGTAGCGTAAACACTATCCTTCAGGCCAACAACACCACGCGGGTTGCACGAGCGAACTGGCGCGCAGCTGAGGCAAAGACGAAGAACACCAACGCCCTCGAAGTGGCGAAGGGGAACTTCTCGGAGTACATGCGTACGCTCAACAACCAAGCGAAGGTGAACGCGGCCTCGAAGGAGTACAACTTCCAGATGGAGCAGCTGTCGGAGGAGCTGCGCGCGAAGCAAGGGGCGGGCCTCAACACGCAGGTCCAGCTCGCTGCGGCGCGCGGTGCCCTCGCGGCGCAGTCCGGGTTTGTGGGTGTCGGTGGTTCGTCCGCCGACCTCATGGACACGATGGTGCGCTTGCAGTCCGAAATGGATCAGGAGACGCAGCAGAACGCGATCCAGCTCATGTCGAGCCGAGGCGCTGCGCAGACGGCGCAGATCATGGCGAACGCCTACAAGGGTATGGACATCAGCCGGACGTTCGGCCAGTTCGACTATCAGGAGCACATCGAGCCGAAGCGCATGAAGCGCCGCTTGGGCAAGCTGATTGGCGTTGCAGTCGCAACCTACTTCGGCGGGCCGATGGCAGGCGAGGCCGTGGCCGACTTCGCGGTTGGCACGTGGCAGGCCGAGAACGGTGACTTCCAAGGCATGAGCAAGAGCTTCGACTCCGGCATCCAGAATGGCATGTCGGCGTGGCAGCAGACTTCGCAGCGCGGCGGTAAGTCGTGGGCGTCCAGCACCTTCGGGTACAACGACGGCACGGGCCGACAGGCATCCACCGGAACGGGCGCGAAGATCACCACGCAGTTCGGCAACAACTACGACAACTTCTCCACGACTACCTCCGGCCTCGGCTGGTTCGGTAGCGGGAGCAATTCAGGAGGTGCATGGTAATGGCTATTGGTGATCCGGGCACGATCACCTTCAGCACCGAGACGGTCGGTGGCGGTTCGCTTGGCGCGACCGCTGCCGTTCCGCAGGCCGGTGTGCAAGGTGGTGGCGTGGCCCCGCTACAGGCGGTACGCAGCGGCAGTGACTGGTTCGCCGGTACTGGCGGCATGACGATGCCGGACAGCAATCTCCCCGAGTTCTTGAACGAGATTACTGCCCCGAACCGCAAGGCGCTGGAGCAGCAGCAGATGTGGGATGGCTTCGTTGCGGCGCGCAGCGGGCAGACGATGGACGAAATCTCTGCCGAGCAGCCGTGGTACAGCAAGCTGTTCGGTCCCACGAACTACGAGATTGGCGCGCAGAACTACAACGTGCTGCGTTCGGTCTCGGACATGGAGCAAGACCTGATCCACCGCATGCCGGAGCTGCGCAAGCTGCCGCCGGAAGCGATGGCACAAGAGTTCAACAGGCTCGCCCAGTCTCAGATGACGGGCAACGGCTACGCAGACGCCGTGTTGCAGAAGACCTTCATGGACCGCGCCGGTCCGCTGATGGACCTGCACACCAAGGAGCGCGTGGCGTGGCAGCAGAGCGAGCTGGTCAAGGCGCAGTACGCGAGCAACAGCAGCAACTCCACCAGCTACAACGAAATGGCGAAGCGCGTGGCGCTGCTGGGCAACAAGGCACCCGGCGATGAAGCCGAGGCCGAGAAGCTGATCCAGTCGCAGGTGAGCCTGCTGGACGGACTGTCGCCTTCCGCCTACCAGACGGACGAGAGCTACAAGGCGGCGATGACCGCGTTCGTTCGTGGCGCTGCTGACCGTGGCGAGTTCTACACGCTGAAGTTCCTCAGTCAGCGTGGCGTGCTGTCGGCGCTGGACCCGGACGATGCCTTGCAGTTGCAGGCGTACGTCAAGCAGAAGCAGGCGCAGTACAAGTCCGAGTGGCTGGACAACAACCCGCAGGCTGCGGAGCAGATGGCGCTCGTGTCGCTGTACGCTGCCGAGGGCATCGGTGCTAAGCCGACCGAGGCACAGATCGACCAGCTCAACATGAGCTACGCGGCCGCGACCGGCAGCGACGATCCGCTGTACTCCGGCACCCAGCGTCTGAGCATGATGGCCCAGTCCGCAGGCGCGCACATCCGCGCGCAGGAAGCGGTGCTGCGTGAGCGTGCGGCTGCTGCCAAGGCGGCGAACACCGAGCAGGCGAAGCTGGCGGCGCAGCAGGAGGACATCCGGGCGGCCATCGACTCGTGGCGGCATGGCACGTACTCGCAGACGATCAACGTGCCGGGCGTGGACAAGGAGCTGCTGGAGGCGAACGTGGTGCAGGGCTTCAACCAGACCTTGCAGACGAACCCCGCAGTGGCGATGTCGCAGCTGGTGTGGAACGCCAACACTGGACGCGGCGCTGTGCTGAAGGGCGTGGCCGATCAGTACCAGACCACGGCACGTGCGGTCCTGCGTGAGCAGCCGAACGACGCGGCGCGCGACCTCTACAACCAGTGGCGCATGCTGAAGAACACGACTGCCAAGCGCATCGACATCAACGGCAATCCCGTCGAGGGTAGGCTGTCCGGTGCGACCACCGCAGCCCTGTACTTCGGCGACGGCGTGAACACGATGTTCAACAAGCTGCAAGCGCTGGAGGAATCCGGCGTGAACTTCGAGCTGGCCTACGAGGTGGCGCGTGGGGAAATCACCACCGCGGACCCGACCGAGTTCAGTGCAAGCAGCCGCAAGGAATCCGAGGCGTTGCAGGCGCGCGTTGCTGACGTGTTGCAGAAGGCGAACCCCGCCTACTTCGGCTACTTCGGCAACAAGCTGGGCGACTCCGGCCGGGCCGCAGCTGCGCGTGCAATCGTGCGTGCGGTCAACGAGTCCGGTGGTCTACTCGACACGTCCTCCGAAGGTATCACTGCTGCGCTCAATCTCGCCAAGCTGAAGTACGGCGGCGAGGATGCGGGCAAGTATTACTGGGAGAACGGGCGTGACGACGAAGGTCACGTCATCGGCAGCGTCGGCGCATGGCTGGGCTTCATGGACACCAAGGAGACCGGGCCTGCAATCGAAGCGGTAATCGACGCCACCCTCCGCGCCAACAACGTGGAGCCGAGCAAGAGCCTGAAGGCCGACGTGTTCCGCATGCGTGATAGCGAGACCGGAGAGCCGGTGCTGTACGTCAACACGGTTGGCGAGAGGGGCTGGAAGGTCGTCGCCGTCACTGGCGCTGACATCAAGGCCGAGTACGAACGCCGCCGCAAGGCTGCGACCCGCACCGAGTTCCCGGTGCCGCAAGGCTACGTCCGCATGCCGGACGGTAGCATCCAGCAGAGCATTTCCATCCAACCCAAACTCTAAGGAGAATTAGACAATGGCACTCGATCTTTCGGGGCTGACCCAAGACCAGCAGATCGCTGCGGCTGCCGCTTACGCGGGAGTGCCGGAGTCGGTTGTGCGTGGACAGTGGCGCGTGGAATCCGGCAACGGGCGCGCACAGAAGAATGCACAGGGCATCATCACTTCCGAGGCGGGCGCTCGCGGTGACTTCCAAGTCATGCCGCAGACGCAGGCCGTCATCGAAGCGCGCACGGGCAAGAAGTACGACGTGCGCAACTTCCAAGACAACCTCGAAATGTACGCGCACATCATGCGCGAGAACATGCAGCTTGCCAAGGGCGACGTTACGACCGCACTCCGCATCTACCACGGCGGCACCAACCGTGCCAACTGGGGACCGAAGAATGCGGCGTACGCTCCGGCTGTACTGGGCGGCGAGGCTGCCCCGGCTGTGGCTCCGCAGGGCGCGGCCAGTCAGGGCGGCATCAGTGCCGCTTGGGCCGGTGCAGGAAACATGACCACGCAGACGTGGAGCGGGGCGAGCATCCCCGCAGCATGGCGTGGGGATGCCATCGAAGGCGCGGGCAGCGGTCTCGCCCGTGCGACGAAGGAGTACATCGGCAAGGTGCGCGAAGGGCTGGGCGAACTGGCGATGGGCCAGAACGTCATCGCCGGTGGCACCGCCGAGCAGGGCGTGGCTGCGGCGCAGGCCGTGCGCGGTAGCGACGAGGTGGTCCCGTGGTGGGTGCGACAAGAAGTCTCTGCCATCGACACGCAGAGCAACGAGCGCAACACTCGCGCTGCCATCGCTGCCACCCAGTCCGACCGGGACGAGGTTGCGTTCCGTGACTCGCTGTCGTTCCTCGACAAGTGGGGCGCGGCGTTCGATAGCGGCATCGGTGCTGCCTTGACCAACCAGCTCAGCCGTGACCGCGAGGTGACGCCGGAAGGTTGGACGTACGACCCGAAGCAGTGGGAGAAGTCCTACTACACCGCCGACGAGCTGGAGGACATCCGCGATGCGGCATACTCCCCGGACGAACTGTCGTACGTGACGGATCGCATCTACATGCGCCGCCACAGCATGCGCATCAAGGAGAACCAGACCGGCTGGGGCAGCTTCGGCTACGACCTCGTGGCGGGCCTGACCGATCCGGGTAACTGGGCGACTGGCGGCTTGGCCTCCGGTGGTGTGCGCGCGCTGGGCGTCGGCTCTGCGGCTCTGTTCGCTGAAGGCCGTGTGGCTGCGGGCATCGCTTCGAGTGTCGCCGAGAACGCCGCCGCGTCCGTCATCACGGATGCAGCACTGGTGGGCATGGGCGAGAACCGCACCGTCGCCGACTTCATGACCGACGCCGCCTTCTCGGCTGGTATCGGCACGGCGATGAACCTGCGCGGTATCCGTAGCGCGGCTGCTGTCCGCGACAAGGCCACCATCGACTTGGCCTCCGGCAACGCCGCCATGTACGGCGAGCAGTGGAATGCGGACCTCCGCGCACGCGCCGTGGCTGAGGTGGGCGAGGGCAACCCGGTGGCGCTCAACGCGAAGATTCACTCCCTCGCGCGAGCCGAGGTGATGGACTGGATTCGTGCAGGCATGGCTGACGTACCGGACGACTTCCGCCTGTTCGCTCGCCCGGACGTGGCGCAGGAAGCCTCGGCTGCCTCGAACGCTACCGGCGCACTGGCGCGTGACGTGGAGAACGTGGACCCGAGCACCGGCAACTACGCCGACAACGTGGGCGGGCGCGTGGAGTGGAACGCTCCGGCCGATCCGCTGCTGACCCGTGCGTGGAAGGCGAGCGGTATCAAGGGCACGCCCGATGACATTCTGCGTTACCTCGAATCCTCGAAGAACGTGCCGGAAGACTTCCGTGCAATCGCCAACACGCTGAAGCGTAGCGGTCGGTTGAATGGTGTCCGCATCGCTCCTGACGCCGAGCTGGCTCAGTGGTTCCCGAACCAGCCGAACGTGGCCGGTGGGTACAACCCGTCGCTCAACGCGATGGCGATGCGTAGCTCTGCGCACAACGCCGAGGTGGTGCTGCACGAAATGCTACACGCCGCAACCTTCCGCTCGCTGCGGCAGGATGCGAACTTCAAGGCGCAGATGGACGAGCTGCTGACGCACGTCAATGCCAACCTGTCCGAGGCGGACCGCAACCTGATGACTCAGGCGATGCAGGGCCGGGTGGATCAGCAGCGCATGGGCTTCCTCGCCAACACCGACGAGCTGGTGTCGTATGGTCTGACCAACCGCGACGTGCAGGCAGTGCTGCGCAACATCAGCGCTCCTCCGGGCGCAACGCAGCAGACCGCGTGGGAATGGCTGAAGGACAAGATCGCCCGCGTACTGGGCCTGACCGGACAGGAGTCTGCGTTGGAGCGCCTGATGAACGTGGTCGGTGAGAACTTGGGTGAGGAGATTCGCTCTCCGCAGGCTGCCTCGCAGCAGACCCGTGGCATGCTGGTCAACTCGATCTTCAAGAACAACCGCGAGCGCAAGGCTTTCATGCAGCGCACCGGGCTGGACAAGCAGATCAGCGACAGCGCCACCCGAATCCAAGTCGCCGAGGTGATCGGCCGCGCCGAGCGCTTCAGTGGCAAGTATGCCATCGACGCGGAGAAGCTGTCCACCATCATGCAGAAGTTCGGGCTGGAGGCGACGAGCACCACGCTCATGTCGTCGCAGTCCCCGGTCGCTCGCATGATCGCCGTCACCCTGCTGGAGAACCCGGAAGGCGCGGCTGGTCGGCATAGCACCGCAGCGATGGATCGCCGCGGTCGCTTCGAGTCGTTCATGGGTTCGCGCCCGCGTCAGTGGGAAGCGGCCTACCGGCTGTGGCGCGCCGACGTGCGCAAGGCTGGTGCGATCAAGGACTTCGCCACCGGCTGGAAGATGCGGAGCGAGTTCGAGTACGAGGTGAAGCTGTACCGCGAGACCATGTATATGGGCCGCGAGATTGCCGACGCGCACGAGTCCATCAAGCAGATGGCGAAGGCGCTGGACGAAGGCTACAACCGGATGGCTGCCGAGCAGCGCGCTGTCGGTACGGTGGGTTCTTCCCGCCTTCCCGATGGTGACGTGGCCGGTTACGAGTCCCGCACTTGGCTGGGCGGCAAGATTGCTGCGGCTGGGCGCGTGCGCCGTGAGAGCATCCGGCAGGCACTGCGTGACCAGTTCGATGTGATGGGCGAGCTGTACGGGGACAAGTTCCTCGACGACCTGAGCATCAAGTATCTGGAGCGGATCGAGGAGCGGGCTGCGGGCATGAACCGTGCGCCGGACAACCTGTTCTCCGATAACCAGTCTGACACTCTGCGGGACACCCTGCGCGCACTGTCGCTCAACGAGGAGGAAATCCAGAAGGTGATGGGCCGCTACTCGCGTGGCGGTGCGAAGCACACCAAGAGCCGTATCGACTTGGACGTGACGCGCAAGTACAAGGATGCCGAGGGCGAGTTCCGCCTGATGGACTACTTGGACAACCGCGTGATGGACAACTACCGCAAGTACGCGGGTCGTGTGGCTGGTGACATCGCTCTGGCGAAGCACGGCATCATGGGCGACGCCGGTATCTCGGTGCTGCGCAAGGCCATGCAGGTTACTGGTGCCAACGACGTGGAGCTGCGTGCGTTCGATCAGGTGATGTCCGAGTTCACGGGCCGTGTTATCGGCACGGGCGATCCGACTGTTCTGGCGAATGCGCGGCTGCTGACCTCGGCTATCCAGCTGGGCGGAGCGGGCATCAACCAAGCGGCGGAATACTCCAACGGTCTCCCGGCTGTCGGCGCTGCTGGCGTGGCGGAAGCCATCCGAATCGCTCCTCGCATGCGTGCGGAAATCGGCAAGCTGCTGCGCGGCGAAGACCCGGAGAACAGCATCCTCGGCGGCTTCGAGTTCATCAGCGGACGCGGCTTCGGCCTTGCGGGTTACGACCTGCACATGTTCAACTCGATGGACACGCAGGCTTCGCTGTACGGCTCCGAGCGCGCAGGCTTCCTGACCGCTCTGGCCCAGCGCACTGCCAACGCCAACCGCATCCTCTCGGGACAGCGCGCGGTACTGGCTGTGCAGCAGCGCGGCTTCGCGGAGGTGCTGATCGCCAAGGGTGTGAAGTTCCTGCGGGACGGCAAGGCTGCCGATACTGCCCTGAAGGACATGGGCCTCGACGACACGCTGCTTGCTCGCCTGCGGCAGACGCAGGATCAGGTGGTGCGCTGGGGCGCGGACGGTAAGCTGGAGGCTGTGGACCCGCGTGGTCTGGAGAACCTGCACGACCGGCAGGCGTGGCTCGCGTTCTACAACGCCATCGACCGTGGTACGAACCAAATCTTGCAGGACACCTTCATCGGTGAGACCGGCAAGTGGGCGCACAACGGTTGGCTGAAGATGCTGTTCCAGCACCGCACGTTCTCGCTGGTCGCACAGCAGAAGCAGCTGGGTCGCTACATGGGCCTGTACGGCGCATGGGGTACTGCCGGTATCATCGCTTCGGCGATGGCCGTGGTTGCCCCGCTGCAAGCCCTGCGTGTGGCTTCGCGTGCTGTCCTCCTGCCGGAGGAGCAGCGCGAGCAGGCTATCGAGGATGCACTGTCGCCTCTGGCGATGGGCCGCAGCACCATGAACTACATCAGCGCAACGGCCTTCCTCGGCGACGTGCTGGAAGTGGGGACGGGTGTGGCGGGTGGCTGGTACGAGCACGCAACCGACACCGGCTCCCCGGACTGGGTGCGGCAGCTCGCGGGCGGTCAGCTCGGCAACCGGAAGGAAATCGTAGGTGGCAGCTTCGCCCCGGCGCTAGGGGTCATCAACGACTTCGCGCAGGGCGTGAGCGGGCGTCCCGAGAACCTTGCCGACGTGCTGCCGGGCGGACGCCTGCCGTACGTGATCCCGCTGCTGAAGGGCGCGGCGGCGCATCTGGAGGAATAACGCTGGCGGGCCAAGGACGGCCCGACTTTTGGTACACATACGACAAACACAGGAGGCAGCATGGCAGTTCCCGATCCCCAGCTGCGCTACGCGACGGACGTATTCGACGCCAATGGCGTCACTACCGACTGGCAAATCAGCTTCACGGGCGGCTACATCGACCCGTCCCACGTGTACGCGATGAGCGGCATTCTGGACGAGGAAACGCAGCTGCTTACCGACCGGACCTCTCACACCGTGGAGGTGCTGTCCGAGGATGAGAACTCCTCGACCGTGCGAGTTGAGCCTGCCGTCGCGGCTGGGCGCAAGCTCTACATCTACCGCAGCACTCCGGTGCAGCAGATGCTCGTTGACTACGTTAACGGTAGCATCATCAGCAAGACCAACCTTAACCTAAGCAACGACCAGTTGCTGAAGATCATTCAGGAAATGTTCGATTCGTTGAACATCGCCACCCTTAGCATTGACCAGCAAGTCGGCGTGGTGGTGGACCTGAACAAGATCATCACCGAGATTTACAAGGAAGTCCTCGAACTTCTGGCCGCTGGCGGTATCGTGTCCGTAGCCCCTCGCGTCTGGTCCGGCTCTTGGACTGGCGATCAGGCGGACGACACCGACTTCGACATGGTGGGCGCGGACGTATCCGGCGCGGGCTTCTACGACGTGTACGTCAACGGTATCGGCATGCAGCCGGACGTGGACTATCAGGTCACGCTCGCTGACGGAACCGATCCCAGCTTCATCCGCTTCGCCACGGTTCCCGCTGAGGGAAGCATCTGGTTCGCCGTGCTGCGCGGTTACGCCAAGCCCTACACCGGGCCTGCGCCGATCACCGCTACGAGCCTGCGGGTGCCGATCATCCCGGCAGAGGGTCCGACCTACTACGCCGACAAGGCTACCGAGTACGGACTCGTGCGCTGCACGTACGCCGGGGGCTGCACCGTCAACATCAACCTGATCCCCGAGGTCGGCGACGGTGAGACGAAGCTCGCCTCGGGGAGCTACTTCAGCGTGCAGCAGAAGGCAGGCCCGGTGGTCATCACCGGCGACGCGGGCGTAACTCTCGAAGTACCAGCCGGCTGCATCGCCGCAACTCGCGGCACCAACTCCGTCGTCACTGCAACGTGCATCGACGGCGACACCAACACATGGTTGCTCTCGGGCGACTTGGCTAAGGAGTAGGCATGGCTAATCACTTCAGGCTGTACGGCCGACCGCTGATGGCGGACGAGGTTGCAGATGGCCTGTCGGTGACGGGCGTGCTGGAAGGGTACACGGCGGGCGAGGCTTACGAGTCTCGCCTGTCCATCAACAACCCAGTCGGCCGCTGCACCGTGGAGGTCATCGAATCGACGCTCCCTCCGGGCGCTGCGGTACGAGTGGACAATATCACCAAGGAAGTCGTCGTCAAGTGGGCGGCTTTCACTGAAGTCGTGGACGAGGAAACCCTCGTGCCAAACGGCGACTTCGAGGCAGGCGACGACGGCACGTGGGTGCCGGGCGGCGGGTCGAACGGCGAAGGCTGGTCGATTGGCACCGGCCAGGACTACGATACCGACAGCGGCGTATACAGCGCGCGCTTCGCCGACATCAAGACGGGTGGCAGCGACCTGCTGAACCCGCTGATTCCTGCCAAGGTCAACGACTACATCCGATGCACCGCCGAGGTCCAGCAGGGCGCAAGCTCCAAGGGCAAGGCCGGTGCGCGCGTGTCGCTCATCTACCGCAAGGAGGATGGGACCGAGCTGCAACGCAACTGGGGCAACATGGTTTCCTCCGGCAGCAACGGCGCATGGCACCAGTCTGTCGCCGAGGGCGCAGCGCCCAAGGACACGAAGTACGTGCAGGTGGTCCTGTCCGCATTCCGCAGCAAGCAGAACAAGCCGCTGTGGGTAGACACCGTTAAGTGGAACCACAAGTACGTGCTGGGTCAGAACGACGACAGCTCCTACTTCCTGAGCATCAAGGTCACGGACGGGTTGAACCGTGTGGCCTACTGGTCCGGGCGAATCGAGGAGCAGGGCATCTACGTTACGTCGAAGCTCTACAGCTTCTACCAGTTCGACGCCGCGATGCTTACCAGCAGTTTCGCTGGTTACAGCAACATCGACATGCTACCGCCTGTTGATTCCGCCGGTATTGGTTCGTCGTTCGTGGGCTGGGAACTTCGCAGCTCTCGGCAGGACTACACGGCCGATCCAGAATCGGCGCTGTACGGAAGCTCGTTCGTCTCGTTCGACATCCGGTCCATCCGTAAGGACTACACATCGGACCCGGAGACGGCTCGGGTGTCCAGTTCCTTCCATTCTTTCACCCTGAAGCAGCACCCCGTAGTCAATCAGCCGCTCGACGCGACTGCCTTGATTCGGAGCGGCTTCGTCTCATGGAGCTTCGCATGATCCACAACAAAGTGGGAGTAGCCGGCCTGTTCACTATCAGCAAGGGCAAGTCTCTCGACTCGCTCGAAGTAGTGGCGGACTGGCAGAACAACCTGATTACCGATACCGGCATGGACGCGTTTGGCGACCAAGGCAGCGGCTACGCGCAGAGACTCTACAACGTCATCAGCTACCTTGCAGTTGGTAGCGGAAGCACCGAGCCTGCGTTCACTGACACCGCACTCGCTGCACAGGTAGCGCAGGTGGGCCGCACCAGTTACGAGACTGGCGGCACGTCCACCGCTCCGTACTACGCCTACGCACGAGTGCAGTTCCAGTTCCCGGCAGGCACTGCCACCGGCGTATTGTCAGAGCTTGGGGGTAAGTGGTACAACAGCAACAACGGCACTTACCCGCTTACGACTCGCGCGCTTATCAAGGACTCCTCCGGCAACCCGACCACCATCACGGTGCTGTCGGACGAGATTCTCGTGGTCACCTACGAGCTGCGGATGTATGTGGACACTACGCCGGTCGTCACTACCGAGACGATTAAGGGCGTCAGCACCACTGTGACATGCAAGCCCATCGCTCTCGGGCGCAGTGGCTCGCTCAACGAGCAGTCTGCTATTGCGTGGTCGGATTACGTGTGGGGCTGCTACTACTTCTACGGAGGCACCGGCGACGGTACTGGCGCGATCACGGATCAGTACCCTCCGGGTAACATGTCCAGCTTTAGCGATCTGCAAATCCAGTACGTTGCCTACGTGCCCGGCACGTACTACCGCGATGTGGTGTGCCGTATGTCGATCAACAACGTACCACCCGGCCCGATCACTGCGGCTATGGGCCTTAGTTCGTGCGTGCCGTTCCAAGTCGGCTTCAATCCGGGCGTCACGAAGACCGGATCGGAAACGGCGAACCTGCGCATGCGCGTTTCGTGGAGTCGCTACACGCCATGATCCCTACTGTCTCCCAAAGCATCCAACGTGGTGACTGGGTAGAGCAGCAGAACCGGCGCACCCGCCCGCTCATCGACTTCGAGCAGGGCGGGCTGACTCTCAACGCGGCAGTGGACAACCTCCAAGCTGCGCTGTGGACCGCCGAGAGTGATGGCAGCAGCGTCGTCGTTTACCGCGACGGCGTTGCCCCCGTCACCGTGCTGACCGACTCAGGGATCACGCAGATCGCACTGGCCTTTGACCAGACCATGCGCCCGCACGTGGCGTACATGGCGGGCGGCGTGTGTAAGTTCTACTGGTATGACACGGTGGCTGCTTCGATGCAGACTATGGTGATCCCCGGTGCTACCACCCCGCGCCTGTGCATGGACGAGAAGCGAGCGGTATTCGCCACGCAGAGCGACGTGCTCCTGTCGTACAAGAACGGCAGCAACCTGTGCGTACGCGCGCAGCGTGAGCGCTTCGCAACCGAACACGTGATCGCCTCGGGAATCCCCGGCGACCTGATCGCGGTAGGCATGAACAACGTCAACCGCCTGCAATGGAAGCTCGTCGGCAATCCCGACGACTGGCCCTAACCTATAGGAGAACATAATGACCCCGCCGTCACTGGCTTCTGAGGTCGTCCGCACCTCGCCCCTCACGGCGGGGGCGTTGTACCTCAACTTCATCAGCACCTATGGCGCAGCCATCGTCACCACGCTCGCCATCCTGTACGCCATCGCACAGTTCTACTGGCGCGCACGCGAACACCGCAAGATCATGGGAGACAAGAATGGCGAATCCCGCAAGTGAAGGCGCGCTCGGCGAGCTGCACGTCATCGTCGCAACGGTCCTGAAGGAGCGGCTGCGCAACGATGAGCTGTGTACCGCTGCCGACATCAACGCCGCGATCAAGTTCCTGAAGGACAACAACATCCAAGCCACGCGCGAGGCCAACAAGGCGCTCGACGAGTTGGCCGATACGCTGGAGAACAAGGACGTGTCCGAGGCCGAGGAGGCCGAGCTGCAAGCAGCGCTGGACAACATCGTTAACTTTCCGGGGAGCGTAGCCAATGGCGCATGAGTCCGCAGAGGCGGCCGAGCTGCGCCGCAAGAAACTGGCTGTGCTCCAGAAGCACTACGCGCACTTCGCCGTCTTCATGCGCGACATCATGAAGGTGCTGGGCTTCACACCCACGTGGATGCAGTACGACATCGCCAACTACCTGCAATTCGGGCCGAACAACCTGATGGTGCAGGCGCAGCGCGGCGAGGCGAAGACCACGATCACCGCGATCTTCGCTGTGTGGCAGCTGATCCAAGACCCGCAGCACCGAATCCTCGTGATTTCGGCGGGCGGCACCAACGCCAACGAGACGGCGACGCTGATCCAGCGCATCATCCTGACCGTGCCGCAGCTCGAATGCCTTCGCCCTGACAAGAACGCGGGCGACCGCACCTCGGTCGAGGCGTTCGACGTGCATCACAGCCTGAAGGGCATCGACCGCTCGCCCTCCGTGGCGTGCATCGGCGTCACCGGCAACCTGCCCGGCAAGCGCGCGGACCTTCTGATCGCCGACGACGTAGAATCCAACAAGAACAGCCGCACTGCCGCGAACCGCGAGCTGCTGCTGAACATCACGCTGGAGTTCTCCGCCATTTGTACTGGTCGTCCGGGAATCCCGGCACGCATCCTGTACCTCGGCACGCCGCAGACCAGCGAGAGCATCTACAACACGCTCCCCGGTCGTGGCTTCGACGTTCGCATCTGGCCCGGCCGCTACCCGACCCCGGCACAGCGTGAGGCGTACGGCCCACATCTGGCCCCGTCCATCGTGCAGCGCCTCGAAGCAGACCCATCCCTCGCCTTTGGCGGTGGCCCGATGGGCGACGAGGGGCAGCCGACCGACGAGCAGATTTACGACGAGGCCAAGCTGCAAGCGAAGCTGAAGGACCGAGGCCCGTCCTCGTTCCAGCTGAACTACATGCTGAACACCAGACTCATGGACGCCATGCGCTTCCCGCTGAAGACGGAGAACCTGATCGTGATTCCGGGCGGCGGAACCCGCTACCCGCTGACGATCACTCGCGGCATGTCCCAGCAGCACCAGCGCACGTTCCAGTCCAGCGGCATCGGCTTCATCATGATGGCCCCGCACGAAATCTCCGTGGAGACTGCGGAGCTTCAGGGCGTCCACATGCAGATCGACCCTGCCGGTGGTGGTGCCAATGGAGACGAGACCGCGTTCGCAGTGACCGGCTTCCTCAACTCCACCGTGTACGTGCTCGCAGTGGGCGCGGTTCCGGGCGGCTACGACGGGGATGGCCTGCGCCACCTCGCGGAAATCGCTGCCAAGTACAAGCCGAACGTCCTCTCCATCGAGAAGAACATGGGCCACGGTGCCTTCGCCAAGGTGTTCCTGCCAATCCTGCGGGAGAAGTGGAACGGCTCGCTGGTCGAGGAGTTCGTGACCGGCAACAAGGAGGCCCGCATCATAGGAACCTTGGAGCCTGTGATCGCCCGTGGCTCGCTCGTCGTGCTGGAGAGCGTGGTCGAAATGGATCACGAGTACACGCAGCGGCACGCCAACAGCGGCAAGCGCTCGGTGTATTCTCTGTTCCACCAGCTCGCCAAGATCACCAGCCAACGCGGCAGCCTTGCGCACGATGACCGAATCGACGCGCTGGAGGGTAGCGTCCGGCACTGGGTGAGCAAGCTCGCACTGGACCAGAACAAGGCCATCGAGAAGCAAGCGCAGAAGGAGTTCCAAGACTGGATCAACGATCCAACCGGCATGAAGGCGGCGACCCGACGAGGGCCGATCCGTGCAGGCCGTCCATCCATCCTTGACCGTTACCGGAGGTAACATGCTGAAGTCCGATTTCTCCAACTACACCGGCCTGTTCGGCCGTGGCAACTACCTCGTCCGTGAGCTGCTGGCTCTGGTCGAGCATGCCGAGAAGCACCCGCAGACTGCGGCCCAGCTGGGCACCCTGTTCAGCGCCGACGTGGCGCGCGTGCAGGCTGCCATCACCGCTGCCCAGTCCCGTGCGGAATCGTCCGGCCCCGGTGGCGGCGCGCTGCCGACCGAACCCGAGCCGGACCCGGAGGGCTGACCATGAACGTCAGCAAGCGCGTCATGGCCGCGCTGCTGGCCCTCGCAGTGGCGGGAGGTGGGGCAACCTACCTCTCGCTCGACGGGGCGCAGCAGATCGCTTCCCATGAAGGCTACCGGCTGGTGGCCTACCCTGACCCGGCCACTGGCGGCGCGCCGTGGACCATCTGCCGGGGCCATACCAAGGGCGTGTATCGCGGCATGCGGGCCACGCACGAGCAGTGCGACCAGTGGTATGCCGAAGACCTCCGCGTGGCGGAGCGGGCTGTCCAGCGCAACGTGCGCGTTCCCCTGAAGCAAGGGGAGTACGACGCGATGGTGTCCTTCGTCTTCAACGTGGGTGAACCGAATCTCCGGGCATCGACCCTGCTTCGCAAGGTCAACGCCGGAGACCGCCGTGGGAGCTGCAACCAGTATCCCCGGTGGATTTACGCCAACAAGATGGTACTGAACGGCCTTGTGACCCGACGGTACGAGGAGCAGGCCATGTGCCTGAAGGACGGACCTTATGTCTATCTTCCGTAAAATCGAGTTGCTGATCGGAGGGCTGCTGCTTGCGGCCGTAATCCTCCTGTCCGCGTACTCGCTGCACCTCCGCAACTCCCGAGCCAACGTCCAGCAGGACTACCAGCAGGCGTCGGGCAACGCCTCGGCCGCTACCACTGCGGCTAAGGAACTCAAAACCGTAGTAATCGAGAAGGAGAACGCGCATGCCGCGCTCGATCAAGCCCTTGCCCGCAGTCCTGAGTGGGCTGACGAGCCTGTTCCTGCTGATGTCGCTGACCTCCTGCGTCACGATACCGGCTCCGCCCGCGCAGTACCTTGAAGATTGCGCCGTAACGTACCTCACCAAGGAGAATCCGTCAAACTCCGACGTAGCGAAGCTCGCTATCGACCGAGAGTTCGACGTTAAGCTCTGCAACGTGGACAAGCGCGCCCTGCGTGCGTGGTACGACGGCTACAAGCAAGCCTGCGGTTGGCGCTGCAAGGTGGAGAAGTAGGCATGACGACCATTGTGTGGGACGGCAAGCACCTGTATGCCGACAGCCAAGTCACTGCGGACGACATGAAGGGCACGATGACCAAGGCTCTCCGGGTCCAAACCCCGGAGGGTCCGGTCTTCTGCGCCGTAGCCGGTGAGATTCACGTCCTCCGCTCCGTTGTAGCCGCCCTCAAAGGCGGAGAAGCCATCGAGCCGCTGGTCAGTGGTAGCTCCACCGTGCTTATCATCAAGGACGGACAGGCGACAGTCGTTAGCGGTAAGAAGTCTTGGCCTGATGACGCTCCGATCTTCATTGGCAGCGGCGCGGGTATTGCTCGTGGAGCGTACCATGTGAGCAAGTCTGCGGCTAAGGCCGTGGCTGCCGCGTGCGCTATCGACATGTACTCCGCTGCGCCCATCGTTAGGCTTAAGACGGGCTGATCGGGAGCTGGACCAAATTTTGATTTAGAATTGCGCGGGGGCCACTCCAATCAAAGCTCGCGTGTGCGCCCCCATGCGCCCTCCCGCGTGACGCGCGTGGGTGCGTGCGGGTGTATGCGCGCGTGCGCCTGTGGGTGCCTGTGCGTGCGCGTGCGTGGGCGTTACGCGGGCGCGTGTTCCTCTCTCCTCTCGCGTGGAGGTGTGCTGGTCAGGTAGTACACCGGCGCACTGGTGAGGCAGGACAGCAGCTCACGCAAGGCGGCTGGATTTGTTCAGCTACGGTTCAGAATGGGTGTGCGATGATGGCTCCACGTTGGAAGCACGGGCCGCACATTGGATGCAGGCCACGGGGCCACCAGCGGGCCTACAGGGCGCACGCAGGGCTTGACAGGGGCAACCCTACCGGGCTATGATGCGGACGCACTGAGGGACGGGAGGGCGGCATCTGTATCGTTTTCCTTTTGGTACACATACGACAGAGGGCATGTCCTGAAAATCGTATCGGTCTTTAGCCGGAAGTGAACCAAGGGGTTGACAGATAGCCTAGCTATAGACTAGCATCCTCCCTGCGGTCGCCGATGCAAGCCACACGGCAAGCATTGACAGCCAAGAGGGTTGACAGACGGTTAGCATAGTGGTAAGCTAGTGGTCAGTCGAGTAACAAGCTATGAGCAAGCCGCTGGGACGCCTTCGGGCAGACGACAAGGGCAAGCGGCCTTAGCTACTGGTAGGATTATGCGAGGAGCTACCCTACCGGGCTTGACAGGAAGCCAAGAGTAAGCTACTATGCACCAACGGTCAGGAAGCCTAAAGGCGGAGCGACTACTAGCGGACTACCGGCTTACATGGTAGGATGGTGGCGACAGGACGCCCAGTCGAGACAATAGGGCTTGACAAGATGCAAACGGTGCGCT